AATGGCCCACGCGTCCAGCTCCATCTGCGTGGCCTTGTTCAACGTCTTCACGTCCGGGAGCGCGGTGTGCCCCGGTCCCGTACCGTAAATTTCTCCGCTCGACTTGCTCCAGCGTGGCACGAGCGCGGGGAAGGTGGCATAGCCACTCTCTCGCAGGAGGTTCTTGTCGTCCCACCCGAGATGCACCGAGGCATACGGCATCGTGCGCGCCATCAGACCCAGGCCAGGCTTGCGCTCGCGGGGGTAGATCCCGTGGACAATGGACACCATTGCGTCGGGCTCGGTTTCCAATCGCTTCGTGATCGCGGGGCCGACCTGGTCCAGGCCGAACGAGCGCGCCGCTTCGATCGCGGAGACCTCGTACATCCGAAAGAACGTGTTCACGCGACCCTCGGCACTTTCTCCGATCACGTACTCACTGACGGGGATCGACAGGAACCGGAAGCCTCGGAACGCGGGATACCAGGAGGGCTCGGCCTTCTCCTCCACGAACAGCGCGCCCGTGCCACTCCAGGCCAAGTCCAGGTAGACCTCGGTCAATTCCTGGTTCAAGTTGCTCTGGCGGTACGACAAGTACATCTCGTTCGCGCACTCTTCGAGCCAGCGCGCCGTCTCGGTGTCGTTGTTCAACGACTCCAGGCGCATACGCAGGCGGAACCACCGGATCGCGGGCGATGTCAGCGAGCCCTGCATCGACGCCGACAGATTACGCGCCGCATGCTGGCCCGTGGAGTCGAAGACCTTCTGCGTCTTCTTCACGCCCGGGGAGAGCTTCGTGCCGATCCCGGACTTCATCGGCATGAGATAGTCGGCCAACTCCTTCCACAGCGACTCGTACGTCGTCCGCATCGAAAGGAGGCGGTCGTATCGCTGGAGGACGGCCTTGATCGAGGCGTCGGTCATCTAGTATTTCGCCAACAGCCCCGGTCTACTAATGTTCGGCTGGGACTCATCGTCCATCGGCAGACCGCGTGGCCCCGTCTTCACGGTGCCGGCACGTCCGCGCTCTTTGCGGCCGATGATCGAGGACAGCTCTTCGTCGCGCGCCTTCTGCTTCTTACGCTCGACGGCCTCGGGGTCGTAGGTCGGAAACGACATCTCCGGGAACTCGATCGCGGGGAACTCGGGCATCGGCGGGAACTCGAAGGCGGGCGGAGGCGGGATTTTGGGTGCGGACCCCATCTCAGTGATTCCTTAGCGGTCGTTCCGCGCGAGGAGTGAAGAGCCGGCTTGTGGCGTCCGCGCCGTGCGTCCGCGCTGCAACCGCCGTCGCTGCGGCAGCCCGGCCGGGGAGCCGGGGGCGTTCCCGCTGGGGTCAAAGGCGCCGCCGAAGCTCGGATCGAAGGCGCGGTCTGGATCGGGCGCCTCGTTCTCGCGCCCTTCGGCGTCTGGCTGACCGGGCAGCCCAATGGTCGGATCGAAGGCGCTCCCCGTGCGCGGGTCTTTCGTCTTGTACGGCGCATACTGCATCGCCGTGTCGTACGGCCCGTACTCGACGACTTCCTTGTTCGCCGGGTCCGGGTAGTACCCGTAGCGCGGCGTCTTCTGGAGAGCGCTCATCAACTCGCCAGCAACGACCGGCCTGACCCAGACTTGATCAGCCCGCGCGTCTCGTCGGAGGACCCGCCGGCCCCACTGTTGCGGCGGCCGGCCGAAGACGAGGGCTCGACCGGGGACTGACCGGTTCCGTGTACGCCGCCCATGACGATCGAAGGCGCCCCCTTCGGACGCACACCGAGCACTTGAAACCCGCCTTGCGACGGCTGGCCCTTGCGGACTTGAGGACCGGTCGTCGCCGTGGTGACGGAGTTTTTCGGAGGCGTGTACGCGGGCTGGGCCGGCTGCTTCGGGACACTTCCCATCGTCGATCTCCTACCAGAGTGACTCGACGGCCCGCTTACTGTCCGCGAACCCGTCCTCGAACACGTTGAAGTCGGACTTGACGGTCGCCCGCTCGCGGTCCCCGTCCCACTCTTTGCGGATCTCGCGGAGCCCCAGCGCCAGCGTGCGCATCGCGTCGGCCCCGTTGCTCGCCCAGTCGTGGCGCGGCTTGGAGCGGAAGACCCGAAACTCTTCGTCGTACTGCTTCGTGTACGACATGAGGGCTTGCAACCCGCGCTTGCACTTCCCCTTGTCCCAGTACATCCGGGGGAGCAACGCCCGCACCGCCGCGATGCCCTCGGCCGGGTCCATCTTCGGTACGGTGCGCGTCGGACGCAGCCCTTGCGTGTACGCCTGCTGCGATCGCGTGCGGCCGGTCCCCCACTCACGGACCGCGAAGTCGTGGGGGAACAAGTGCTCCCGGTAGACGTAGGGTCGAAGGTTGTTCAGCTCCCGCACAATCGTGGGAAGCCCTTCGCCCTGCATTTCTAGGTACTCGATCACGTGAATCGCGTTCGACTGGGTCGGCTGCTGCACGAACCAGATCGCGTGCGCGTCGTCCACCCCGATGTCATGGCCCGTAATCACGGGGAGATCGGGCATCCACGGGACTTCGCCGATGCGGCCCTGTTGCTCCGCGATCTCGATGTCCTTGGAGTAGTACGCCCCATCGTGGGAGCCGCTGAAGGAGCAGAAGTATTCCTGCTGGATCAGCTCCTCAGACATGCCCTCGTCGCGCTCGCCCTGAATGTCCAGGTCCGTCACGATGCGCGTACCGTCGGCGCGACGCGTCTGGGTTACGTCGAGCAGGGACGTGTACCAGGTCGGGCGCTGCTGCGCCATCGACCAAAGCGTCCACCCGTGGTTACGACCGCGCGGGGTGTAGCAGAACACCGCCCAGCCGTCGTTTTCCAGGAGCATGGGGCGGGTCAAGTGCCAGGCTTTCGGGTCCATGATCGCGTACTCGGAGAACGCGACGCCGACGGGGCCGGTGCCAACGATGGAGTCGAACTTATCGACGCCAATCAGCCAAATGGCGCTGGTCCCGCCGTCCTTGTGGCGCACTTCGACGCGCAGGTCCGTCTCGTTCGGCTTTTCGATGAGCAGGGCCGAGGGGACGTAGTCGAGGAACCGGCGGCCGGTGGCGTCGCGGCCTTCCCAGAGAATTTTGCGCGCTTGAGCGTAAGTGGGAAAGAAATAGTAATACGTACCGGGACGTTCCACGATGGCGGCGTAGATCATCCAGTTCCAGGTATCGAGATCCTTACCTCCCCGGCGATGCCACACCTTCACAGCGCGGCGACGCTTGCGCGGCCCTTCTGACACCATGTACCGCCAAAAGGGCTCCTGATAGTCGCGAGGCGTGTACAGGTACGGGAGAGTCAGGTCTACCACTGCGACCTGCGCCATTAGGCTGCACGCTCACGACGCGACTTCAAACGGTGACAATTCGCGCACAACGTCTGAAGATTCTCAATTGCGTTATTGCGGTGATTCGTATCAATGTGATCCACGTCGAGCTGGCACACGTCTTCGGGAACGAACCCGCATCTCCCGCAGACCGGCTGCACGTGCTTGCGATACGTACGCTGGCGAGACCCGGCCCAGTCGCAGTGCCAACAATCACGCGCGTGCGTGACCGTCCCATCTGAACGCACGCGCCGCCGCTTCGCGTACCGTCCGCACACTTCGCACAGTCCCGGCGCTCGCTCAACGCGAGGGCGACCCGTACGCACCCTAGCGACGCTCGAACAGCCGGCGGTCAATCACACGCGGTGTGATATCGTGTTCGTCCTGCCATGTGCGCTCCTGGACGTTGAGACCGAGCCCGCACCAGCAACAACCGATCGTGTGCGGCTCGCCATGGTCGGCCGGGTCGCAGTGGACGTGCGTCATCGGTTCGTCCATGTCTCCACCCACACGAGCGCGCGACCGATCCAGTTCAGGGGCCAGGGCCAGAGGGGGAGGCATTCGTTGCAGGGGCAGCGAGGGGTCACTTCGGGAAGACCGGGAGCGCGGTCCCGCAGACAGCAGGATTGGGACAGACCCAGTACGCGTCCGCCATCACGCCCGAGTGGTTCGTGTCTCGGTACACCATCTCGCGCCCGCACGGGACTGGCTCGCGGGTGTGAATGGGGAGAGCGCGGACACCGGGGCAGCGCATGCGAAGACACCTCGAAACTTTGGGATTTTGGTCTCAGCCGTCGT